AGGAGACGGTGTACCCGAACTTCTTACAGGTTTCTTCGGTTAACTGACGTTTCCCGAGAGCACGGAACTCACCGACCGGCAGGAGACTGGAGGTCTTCTTCTGCTGCTGTTGCCGGGGCTTCTCGTCGGACGTGCTCTCGGGGTGGGCATAGGCAGTCTCCTCTGGACACGCAAAGCAGAACGTGTGGCCATCATCATAGACAGCGCGGGCGTCTGAGGAGCCGCATTCGTCGCATGGTCCTTTGAACATGACTGTACTAACTTGTTCGTCATCCATTGGTGGACCTCGCGTTTTTGGGTTAAATCATAGGGGAGGGGTTTGGTTGCGCTGGGCGATCATGAGGCTCTGCGCCGGGGTACATGATCTGCAGGAGTGCGATCAGGTCGGCCAAGGCTTCGAGTTGCTCAGGGGTGCGCGTGTTGGCGCGATCACCTTCTTCATTGATACCACCGACCACTCCGATAGCGACGGAGATTTCATCGAAGTCACGGCTGTGGGAACCAATAGTGTTGACGCGGCGACCCAGTTGGATGTCACCGTTTAAGAGGATTAGGAAATGAACACCAACACCGAGGCGACCTTGACGGTTGTGCTTTACGTCCAGAATGCGGACATCAAACTCTGTGTCAGGGATGGTGATCGTGTCGCGGGTGGCGATGAACCGAGTGTGAACCCGATCCATCGTTTTGAATAAATCTGTACGTAGCATCAGAAGGTGAAACTCATGGGTTACTCCTCTAGCCACTCAGGTGGGATGCGTTCCTTGGCATACTGAAAGCCATGCTTTTCGCACCACGCCGCGTATGTGGTCTTAGATGTTTTTGAGATGCGGGTATTGGGGTTCGAGAAGACGAACCGGATATCCAGATCGGGATGCTGTCGTTGAACTAAGAGTTGCTTCTGCCGGTCTTCGGTGAGGAAGCGACCCTTGGTTTCAATGATGAGGGGGCGGGGCCGTGGGGTTCCGTCTAGGAAGGTGAAGATGCGGAAGTCAGGCGTGTACTTACTCACACGCTGTGGCTTCACATATTCGATCTTGTGGTCCTCAAATGCAAAAGAGACCCCCGCTTTACCGAGGGCCTCCGCTGTGCGTTCTTCGAGACCGGATCGAAAGCCGTATTTCAGGCCGACGCTTCCTTGGGTTGAACCCTTGGTCTTAGTAGTCCGAGCCATCAGGGATCGAACCATCGTCATAGCTGTCGTCATCGCTGTCGTCGTCAGACAGGCCAGCTTCTTTGGCCTCAGAGGTACCCGAGTAGCCTTCCTGCTTCTGGAAGCCCATAGCGTTCGGGTCAGCACCACCACCAGTACCTGTCTTCAACTCGAGGATTTGAACACCAACTGGCTGGAGGCTCACGCCGACCTTACCACCAGCATTCCACTCGTAGACGTCGAACGAGACGACCATCTTCGAGCCGCCCCACGGATTGACGTCGATGGGCTTCAGGGCAGCGTCGAACAGTTTTGGGCGGCGGTCCCAGACTTCACCGGTCTTCTTCGAGATGCGGTTCTTGATGCGAAGTTTGAAGATCACGTTACCGGTCTCTTCACCAGCGTCGTCAACTTCCATCAGCCACATTGTGTTCTCAGCCTTCTTAGGGGCCTTGCCGGTGTGGGCCTTGAAGGCTGCTGCCAGTTGTTCCATCAGTGGCTCGGCGTCGGCCAGAGGTACAGCGACATCGGCTTTGTAGATACCGAGATCGTCAAACTTGGTGTCTGGTGTTTTCAGGCGTGGGTAAACTGCAACGCCAGCGGGGGTCGAAAGGCGGATATCTGCCATGTAGTAGCTCCTAGTATATGGGAAGGGTTTGGTGAGGGTCGATCAGTGGATCAGGCGGTGAAGTCGGCCAGTTTACGGGCGATGCGCTGGGCCTTCTGGCGTTCCTGCGAGGTGAACGTCAGGTTGTCTTGAAGGGTGATGATGTTGTCAGCGATGGTTGCTTCCTGAGCGATAGCCTCGGTTGTGATTTTCGCCAGAGCGTCCTGTTGCTTCTTGAAGCTGGACATGACGGAGCCAACAGTAGGGGCAGGGAAGAAGTAGTGGTAGATGTTCATGTGGATGTTCCTTTCTCAGAACGTGACGGTGAGGGTGTCGCCTGCGTAGAGGAGGCGCTGGGCTGACTTGAGACCCTTCTGGGCTTCGCCGCTGTCGTAATAGACAACCATACCACACGTGGTCAGACACATGTGTTGGTTGGGAAGGCTGTTATCAAAGATTACGAGGTCACCATCTTCGTCGATGTAGGCCTTCGGAATGCGCGTGTCTTTAACTGCCTCTTTGAGGTTGAACTGCATCAGTTATTCTCCTTGTAATCGATGGCAAACTTAACGGCCTCGCCGCGTGTATCTTTGCGGCTGTTGGGGATCGCCACGCCATCTTCCAGAACAACGAACTGGCTACCGGCGCGGGAGACTTGGATGATGGACATGAGTGAACTCCGAGGTGTTTTTGGGTTAAATCATAGGGGAGGGGTTACGATATGGGATGGATTTAGGAAAAGAAGAACTGGCTGTCCAACACACCATAGATGTCAAGAGAACCCTTGAGTGGTAGATCACGCATTGCCTCGTGGTCCTCGATGTTCAACGACAGTTCGTCCTTGAAGCGGTCGAGGTTATAACCACCCTCGTACATCTCGACAAACGCTGGCTTGATGCATTCGTTAACGAAGACCTCCATATCCGCAGCGTGGACCCCGAAGCTGTCATGGATCATCGCAAAACTCATCCCGCCAATCTCCAAGGCCTTGCTGATCGCCATACGCATGTGGCAGGCGTCGAGGGAGTGGATGTAGTTCGGGCTGAGGCTCTGCGACATCCGACGGGCGTCGAGGTTCTGGGTTTCATTTACGATCACCGCTTGGATGCGGCGACCACCGTCGAGGTACGTTTCGATTTTGAGGCCTTTCTCCTCATACTTTGCCTGCTGGATCACGAAGCCATCCGGTGTCGTCCATTGGATCGGGGTCTCCTGACCTTTGGACGCCAGACGGGCGGTGTGGGTGATCCAATCCATCGCCTCGCGGGCTGCGATGACTGTAGTCCCGATAGCCGCCCAGACGTGCTTGGCGACATACGGTGTCAGGGTCTTGCGGATTTCAGCGATGGTCATGGGAAACTGCTCACCATCTTCCATCCGTTCCCTGTAGTGGTCGTTAACGTATTCCATACAGGACGAGAAGGTGCCTGCGTAGGGTACGATCATGACAGGACGCTTGCACAGGCCACGGGAGATACCCATTGACAGCGCAAGGCTTGCGATATGGGAAGTATCGGTTCCGAGTTCCATATCAGCAGTGATCGAGGCAGTGGCCTTGCGGGCAACCTCGCCGTAGATATCCTGACGTGTATCGTCACCGGTCAGGTTGACGAAGAAGCCCCCCTCAGCATCCCGAAGGAGCGCAGAGAAGTGCTGCAGACCCGAGCATGTGGCGTCGAAGTGTACCGGCATGTGGGAGACGAAGCCCTCACCGTGCTGACATAGACCCGACCACTCAAGAGCACCCCGAAGTGCCATGAAGGGTTCATCGGCATCGATCCAACGACGATCCCGCAGGGGGTCTTGAGCGACCTCTTGCAGCATCACCTCGTTATCCTCCACCCACGCAACGCGATCCTGCAGGGATAGCTTGTCCTGCCCCCACGCGTTGGCCACGGCGATAGCCAGATAGGCTTCCTGTGTCGGGTTGGTGATCGCCTTACCCTCGGAGAACTCCAAGAGACCCTTCACGTAGTCCGTACCCTGTGGGTTCAGGAAGGGAACCTTTGGGTACGCACGTCCACGGCTATCTACGTCGTATGGGAAGAAGAACTCCTCGTATTCTGAGAACTTGGCAGCGAGGGACAGGGTGCGCAAGACGGAGATGCGCTTAGAGATGGCACGGCGGTTGGCATCGTGGACCATGTAGCACTCCTTGCGGTATTCGGCAGCGAGGTCTTCATCACCTTCGATACCAAAGGGTGCCGGTGGGACCGACCGAGGGTCTGCCGGGGGCAGGCCTTTGACGTCAATGGTGTTCGTATAGACGTGATCAAGAACCATGAGCATGGTCTTGTTTACACGCCATCCGGTGTTCTGCATGGCGTTGATCGGATCGAGCACCTTGGACATATCGAGGTTCTCGAGTTCGCTCAGGTACTTGATCTTACCACCCTTCACGAAGCGATAAGGCTTCACTTGGTCAGAGTAGTAACCACCACCGACCAACGCCTTGTTTGACCACGGGCGTGGCTTCACGACCATCGGGTAGTAGATGGTGAACAGATCGGCAGCTTTGTCCATCTTATCGCTGAGTTGATCGACAGCCTCCTGAGTGAACATGAGGCAGTTTACGGTCTTCTTGCCATCACGCAGGACGTGCTCCTCGACCATCCCCGTCGCCTTGCGGAACAGATCGATCAGGACCATACCCAGTTGGAGACGCTCACGCTGCGACCAACCCTCGGCGTTCCACTCGAGTTGCTGAGTGTTGAATTGCTTGACCATCAGTTCCCGACGACGACGACGGGGCAGGTCACGCTGCTGGAAGTCAGCCACGATACGCTTCAAGAGGGCCTTACGGTTATCCTCGAAGTACCGCATACGGAGTTCGTCGTGGATCGCCTGAGTGGTCGAGAGTGCCACACGGGTGAGGCGGGCCACCTTCTTCTTGTCACGCATCTGGAGGGTCAACGTGGTGTTGATCAGGTGTTTCACAAAGATGAATGCGAGTGCCGGGGTGTCGTTGAAGTCGGTGATCATCGATACAGCACGTGTACGACGACCAGCCTTGCCTGCCAACTTCTCAGCCTGCCATGACTGTAGTTCGTCAAGGAATGTCTTGAACACGTGATCGAAGATATTACGACCAGCGTGTGTCTCAGCGAGGTCTCCCCGCTCCTCTGCATTCTCGTGCAGCTTGAAGTAGCGGTGGCGTGTAACGCTGCGCATCTCGGTCTCGAGGCGTAGCTGTTCGTCCATCATGGTGGTGATACTCATGGGAAAACCTTTCGGGTTAAACTCATAGGGGAGGGGTTATGTGTTCAACCCATTTTATGTGACAGGATGGTTTACGACTCCTTCGACATCGGAAGCATCGAGAAGTCAGTGTTTACTGGACGAATCGCCCATATTTTCAAGGTGTTTGTGGAGGGGTTCCGATATCGCAACTAAATTAGATGTTGTTGTTTTCCATCTGTTGTTCTCGGGAGAGCCTTATTTCGTTGACTCTCCCGTGTCACATGGAACACGTGTGTCACAACCGTGTCACAGTTTATCTACCAGTTGCATCACCACGTAAACTGCGAGGTAGATCAGGACGATAGCGATCACGAGGGCGAGGGTGTAGCTCATGACTGTTCCTTTCAGTTGAGCTTGTAATCCACGGCCTTCTTCCGACCGACCCACCCCGCGTTGAAGGCTCGGCGCAGCGCCTCCTCGGCAATCGAGCGGGCCATTGGTTCGACCGGTAGGAGTATGTCGGCCACCTTAAGCCACTCGAGGAACTTGGCGTCTCTCAGTTCGTATCTCATAGCAAATCTCCAATCGCAAAGATGTCTGTCGGCGTCAGTTTCGCATAGCGCAGGGTCGTGTTGATGTTGGTGTGTCCCATCCATTGCATGACACGGCGAAGGTCGGCTCCTCGTTGGACGAGGCGGGAGGCGCAGGTGTGGCGGCAGGAGTAGAGGACCAGATCGTTCATCCCAAGTTGATCTGCTGCGGCCCTGAACCTCTCACTCACCATGTCTGCCCGAAGGTCTCCGAAGGGTCTCTTGTCTCCTCTCTGTTTGCTCTCAAGGAAGGCCTTCTTGGCGCGATCCGTGAGGGGCAACACCCTGTACTTCCCTGTCTTGGTCCGCATCAAACTGATCACCGCTTTGGCCTTGCCTGTCGCTGGATCGTTGACGTCTGGTGCTTCTCCTCCTGCACTCACTGAAACCTCGCACCACTTGATCGGTGCTCCCTTTGTGTCACCTCGGATCAACTCGCCGGGGCGGCATCCGGTGTCGATCAGGGTCTCGATCAGGAGGGCATGTTCTTCCAGACCCCAATGTCGGTACAGGTTGAGCAGTTGCGTTTCTTCATCGACGGTCAGGAAGCGCAGCCTCGAGTTGTCTCCCTTCTTCCTCCAAGGCATCTTACCTATCGGTTGGGTCTCTAAGCCGAGAGCCTTCGCATACCGCAAGAGAACCTGAACGTGGGACAGGCGGGTGTTTATCGTTCCCGGTGCCTTCCGCTCTCGGACCATCCTATCGGCCATCTTCACCAACATCGGTTCGTTGATATCGCGGATGAGGGTATCGCCTCCAAGTTCCTTCTCGATCATCCTTTGGGACGACACGATGTTCTTCCAGTTGGTGTCCGTCCAGATCACCGCGCCGTACTCCTTGAAGAAATCCTTGAGGGACGGGTCCGCCGCGCCAGTGACTGTAGGGTTCTGGATAGGCTCACCCTTGCGAAGGGCCTCACGTGCTGTCTTCTCCCACTGCTTGGCGGCTCCCTCGGACTTGAAGCTGTACCGATGGTACTTGTCTGGGCCTTTGACGCGGGCTTCCCATGAGTTACCTCTGCGGCTTACCATTGACTGCCTCCTTGATTGCTTCGGCGAAGGTGAGACCCTTGCGGGTCAGTGTGATCATCTTGTAGCGCCGGTCTTCGGGGTCTGGGATGCTATCCATCATGTCGAGACCCTCCACCCGTGGTCGTTTCCACTTCAACCAGTGCGAGGTGGCGCGGCTGGCGGTGGCGGTGGACATTTCCAACCGCTGCTCCATCGCGTTCTGGTTCCCGGCCTGCGCGTCCTTCTCGACGTAGTACAGGAAGGCCAGCATCGAGGGGAGGGTGATGTCAGGGTCAACCCTTTTGAACTCCTCGAGGACGCGGATGGCTGTTCGTATTTCGGCGCTAGAAGGCATTATGTCCTCACTCTGTTAAAATTTTAACGAACCAGTGAAGAAAACCGAGGCTCACTCGCTCGAATATTGTTGGTGCATCCGATTCGCACACCTCTTGCATAACGGAAGACTTATCATATGACAACTCGTGAATACGTTGCGCGATGATTTCTTTCATGTGTACGAGGTCGGAAAATGTCTGGCTTGTCATAGAGGTCCTCTAAGAGTATTGGTCTGCCTCATGTGGCGATGGTGGTCTCCTAAGTTGAAACCTTACCAGTGTCCACCCTACTAGGTGGTATTTCCCTGCCTGATGAACGAGCTACTGATCAACTTAAGGGTATCTTGTATTTCCACAATCTTTTGCCTCTCATTTCCAAGCAGGAAGGTGCTGGTTACGACCAGATCGAGGGCCTCGATAGCGTCCTCGAGGTCACCCACAAGGAATGACTGTAGGCGGGCTTCACGTTCGGTCATGGTTTAGTCCTCACACTTTCTTGAAGGTGTAGCGGGCGTAGGTGGTGCCTGTCACGGGGTGCTGCCTGATCTCGCTGACGATATCGTGGCCAAGCTTCTTGAGGTCCAAGATACGGGCAGCAAGGCGGGTGATCTGGTAGTCACGCAGGGCTTCTGCGGGGCTGATCGAGCCAAGACGCTGGATGTGATCTAGAACGATTTGCTTCTGTGTCTTCTTTGCGATGGAAGTTTTCATGACTGTATTCCTTTCAAGGGTATGTAAAGCGGGCGGAAGGGACCACGAGGGTGCCTGTGTTATCTTGGATGCGGCCTTCTGACCGGACCATGTAGAGCCAACCGGGAGTGAAGAAGCGGCTTCCCATGCTGCACTTGCAGCGAACTAGGGTGCCTTCGGGTGCCTCCATGTCGTCAAGGTAGAAGCTGCGTTCGGGGCGAGGGAATCCTGTCACTGTGCGTCTGCCTTTCCGGCCTTGTAGCCTGCCTCGTAGTAATACTTGGCGGTCAAGCCGTTCGCGTGGCCCATGCGGTACCTCTGGTTGACCTCACAGGTCAGGCATCGGCAGGGAAGGACAGGGGGCCGCCCCGTCCACCCATCGTTGTGACCTTTGTTGTAGGCCAGCGTGGCATCAACTTCATCTTTCGGGCAAGACATGGTGTGTTCCTTACTTGCGTTTGGGTAGGGGTGTGCGGGACCAATCATCGCAGGGATCATCGGTTGGGAATGGTATGGTGGTCATGACTGTACCTTGAGGGTCTTACCTACGTGGTAACCTTCGGTGTAAGCATCAGGGTCAGGGTACGAATTAGGCATGAAGGCCCACCCACTTTCACCATCAGCTTGACCTCGGGCAAAGGATTTATTCAACCAACGAGGGTCTGGGTTTGAGCGGGTGAAACACATGGGAAGGCTCCTAAAGCTTGCGGTGCAGGGTCTCTGCAAAGATGGTGGCGACGAAGGTGGCAAGGATGATTGAGGAAAGGGGTGTGCTTATGACTGTCTGAATGATCTCGATCATGATCAGCAATCCAGCAGCAGGGTCTTGAGTTCACGGACAGACCACCCACAGTAACGCGAGAGTGTGCGCAGGGTCAGGTCAGGGTTTTGGTCATAGGCCGCGATGATTTGTTCCGGTGTCATGTTCTCAATCCTTGTGTCTAGTGAAGGGAGGGTTTGATCAGTTACACGCCGTTATGACTGTGACGTGTAACCGTGAAAGCCTCTCGATATGGTAAGGGCTAGGCGACGCTGTTTTCCCGTTCACGCTCTAGGGAGCGCTTGGAGTTCTCTTGCCTCCACTCGGCATTGTCCATCTGGACCTCACAGGGTTCGACCGGGAGGCGGCGTGGAAGGCTGGAGGGCGGGTTCATCGCCATAGCTGCGGCATTCTTTGAAAGGGTAAGCATGATGGAAGGTCTCCTATATGGGAAGGTTTAGATGGAATGGATACGTCGCCAGACAACCCACGTGATCGCCTGCATTTCGAAGGCCTTAAGTGGCCTGCCGTTTACCCTGACTGATTTACCTGCCCTGTCATAGGCTCCTTGAAGGTCAGCATACAGGCGCTTCCCTACGTTAGTCTTTGCAGAGGTAAGGCCAACCCTTTCTCCTCGGGCAATGTTCAGTGCGTGACCATCAATGGTGCAAGTATCGTGGCCCATGATGTTACAAAAGAAACTGGTGATCTTTTGACCGTTCAAGATTAGCATGACCTCGGCATCGCTGGAAGGCATGGCATCTAACAGCCCCCAAGCCTTTGCCTTCATGGCATTGTAGCAGGATACCTTGACCTCCTCAGGAGAACCACCACCAAGGTAGACCCCTAGGAGGTTGTCTGCGTCCCACACATTCCTTTCCCAGCGGTTGTTAGGGCTAAGGGCAGCGATGACACCTACTACGATCCGCAAGGGTACACCATGGGTCAGTGCCAACCGCTTGGCAGCGGCTTGCGCCTCAGCATACCATATGATCCCATCTCGTACCTCCTCGGGTGAAGCAAGCTTGAAGATTTTCTTGATGTTCCGAACGTAGTTCATTTGGTAGGCCTTTCGATATCGCAAGGATTATGCGGCAAACTTTGTAGTAAGGGCAGCGACAGAGAAGTGCCTTCCTGTCATCTCTGTTTCCGTGACGTGAACCCAGTTTGTGTCAACACTGAAGGCCAGAGCGGCAAGGGCAATGTCTTCACACATCTGGGCATATACCCGCTCTGCCTTCGCTTGTTCGCAGGTTAACTCAAGTTCAAAGCAATGTTCCTGCACCAATCTCCCTGAGAAGGTTTCGGCATGACTTGCTCCGTCTTCCTTCCACCAGCCCTGTTTACCTGACGTGGTACACCCGCCACAAAGGGAGGAAGCGCTCTGAATGACTGCCCTTTCAAAGGCTGGGTCGGCGGTAGGGTAGCCAATTTGAAAGACGAATTTCACTTGTTTACGCATGGCGTAGCCTCTCGATATGGTAAGGTTTACAGTTCAAATTCACGATGTAGCAGGAAGTAACCAAAGACACGTATGGTCACCGCGACGTAACGCTCGCCTGTCTGACGGACAGAGTAACGCTCGATATCAATGTAAGTCTTGCGGGTCATCGGTTCAGTTCCTTTGCTGCGGTGGCCGTTTCGTCTGGGCCG